CTAAAAGTTGGTGACCAGCAGCTCGCGCGATGGCGAACGGTGCTCGGCCGAGCCGACCGAGTATGTGATCGACAGCGGGCGCAGCTTCAGCCCTGCGAACGCTTTGCGCATCTCCGGCAGGTCGTTGACACTGACTACAGCCCTCCCCTTCATCGACTTGAGCAGCTCAGCCATGCGGTCGTATTGCTCGAGGCCGAACGGCACGTCATAGCCAGCCGTGCCCCAGTAGGGCGGGTCGAGGTAGAACAACGTGTGGCTGCGGTCATAGCGCTCCACGCAAGCGGCCCAGTCGATTCGCTCGATGGTCACCTGGTGCAGCCGCAGATGCACCGCGCTGAGATCCTCTTCCATGCGCAGGAGATTCATCCGGCCGGGCGACGAGGTCGCTGTGCCAAACGTGCGCCCCTCGACCTTGCCGCCGAACGAATGCTTCTGCAGATAGAAGAACCGCGCCGCCCGCTGAATATCCGTCAGCGTGGCTGGCGGGGTCGCGTTGAGCCAGCCGAAGATCTCCCGGCTCGTGAGCGCCCACCGAAAGTGCCGCATGAACTCGTCAAGGTGGTGCTGCACCACGCGGTAGAGGTTGACCAGGTCGCTGTTGACGTCGTTGAGCACTTCGACCTTCGCGGGCTCTTTCAAGAAGAAGAGCGCAGCCGCGCCAGCGAATGGCTCGACGTAGCAGGTGTGCTCCGGGAACAGGGGAAGGATGTGCTTCGCGAGGCGGCGCTTGCCACCGATCCATGGCACGAGGGGTTTCGCTGAGATTTCCATTGTGCAAGCCTTTGACACTAAAAATTACTGATAGGCTTGGCCCACTCTGTACAGGGTGGCGGGCCTCGCCGGCTTGCAGGCTCGTTCTGCATTTCGGGGCTTGCGCAGGTGCTACAACACCGGCACAGGTCGCCCGTCTTTTTTTGTGATTCAGGGCGCGACCGTCGCCTCGCCCTTGGGCACCTCGTAGTCGGTGAACCGCACGACTTCCTCGCCGATCCACTCGTTGATCTCTTTGAACCGGTCCTGCAGCGGCTTGATCTCGTTGCGTGCGAAGACCTGAGCCGCCGGCAGCACGGCGCCGAAGCCGCCCGTGTTGCTCGGCACGATGCCCAGCAGCTGCGGCGGAATGCGATGGGCCGCGAGCACGTCATCGCGGCTCACGTTCTTGATGTTGAAAAACTCGTCCTTCGCAGCGACCTCGCTCACCGGGATCAGCTGCACGCCGTCCTTCTTGCCGTTGGGCGCATAGAGGAACAGGTTGCGAAAGTTGCCCGGTCCCTTGCTGTTCTTCAGCGCGTCGCGGATGGCATCGACGTCGCCCTGCTGCTGCGCCGCGTCGCTGATGTACAGGATGAAGCCGGCATGGCTGCCGTTGTTGTAGTAGCGCCGGCGGAACAGCGTGGCGCTCTCGTTGAGCCAGGCGGACTGCAGCGCGCTCAGGTACTCCGGCAAGCCGTACACCTCCTGATTGATGTCGGCCTCGCGCATGTGGAACACGCTGCCCGCCTTGAACTCGTGTTCGTCTTGCCAGCCACGCACGAAGAAGTAGGTTTCGAGATCGATGCCGCGGCGCATGTACTTCGCCAGCGAGTGCTGCAGCTTCACAGGGCGCCGCGTCAGCGAGTCCCGCCGCTCGAGGTATGCGTTGCCGAAGGTCAAATAGTCCAGCGCATAAGCGCTGAAGGTCGCACGGTCGAAGAGCTTGTGCGGCTGGAACGTGCTCAGCAGGATGTTGCGCTTGAAGTAGATCGAGCTGCTGTGGTGCGTACTGGCGTGAAACGACCGCGCGAGCCCGTGCAGGTTGACCGGCGGCTCGTACCAGCGCCCGTTCATCCAGCACTCGATGTAGTCGAGCACCTCGCGGCCATCCATCACCGGGGTCGGGTCACCGAAGGTGACCGCCGCCACGCCCGAATTGCAGAACGACCCGGACAAGCTGTCGATCTTCATCACCAATGGGAAGATCGTGGGCGCCGGCGCCGCGTCGCTGTCGTTCGTCTATCGCTACACCCTGAAGCTGGTGGTGCTCGACTACAGCAGCCACGCCGACGCCATCATGGTGCCGATGCTGGCCTGGCTTCGCACCGAACAGGTCGAGATCCTTGAGAACCCGGATCTGCGCGAGCGCAGCTTCCGCTTCGAGGCCGAATACCTGAACAAGGAAACCATCGACCTGTCCATCGAGCTGGACCTGACCGAGCGCGTGATCGTCTCGCCCGGTGCTGATCCCGACTCGCCCGAGACGACCAGGCGCTACAACGTGAAGCACGCAGCCGAGCCCCCGCACGTCGGCGTGGTGCAGCGCGCCGAGCGCATCGAAGTGTGGTTCGGCGATCAGCGGCTCGCGGCGTGGGACTTCGAGCCTGCGAAGAACTGACATGGCCGACGACCTACGCGCGCTCGAGGACTGGGCTACCCCGCTGCTGTCCGCGTTGACGGTGCCGAAACGGCGGGCACTCGCACGCACCATCGGGCAGGCACTGCGGCGTGAGCAGGCCGCGCGAATCGCCGGCCAGCGCAACCCGGACGGTAGCGCCTACGAGCCACGCAAGACGACGCAGGCGCGCTTGCAGAAGGGCAAGATTCGCCGCTCGATGTTCGAGAAGCTGCGCGCAGCGCGCCACCTCAAAGTGCAGACCGATGAGGAAGGCGTCGCGGTTGGCTTCTTCGGTCGCACGGCACGCATCGCCCGCGTTCACCACTTTGGCCTTCGCGATCTTGTGCAACCCGGCGGCCCAAGTTATCAGTACCCGGCGCGCGGTCTTCTGGGCCTCACCTACGCCGAACGCGAGCTGATCAAGGATCTGCTGCTGAAGCACCTCGCAGGCTGATGTCGTGTTTCACCGAACTTGTAGAGAGGTTTCGTGCGACGATTCGGGGACCGCGCTCGGCCAAGAACTGCCGCTCGCTCAGTGGCGCCAAAAGCGGACGTCAGACTAGCTTCAGAATCGGCGTGGCAGACCTTCCCTAGGGCACGGCTGGCTCACGCCGGCGCCATGCCGCGCGCGAAATCCTCATGCATCCGGGTACTCGCGGATAAAGCGCAGTCCACGGGTGCGTCCCTCCTCCAGGCGCAAGCCTAAGACCCGGTCGGCGTCGCGATCGATGCGGATCACCCCGACGGTGGGCGTGGACGATGGCTGGCCGTCGCTCGCGATCATGAACAGATCCGTCGAGAGTGGCTGCAACCGCAAGGTGCGTCTGCCGTACGGGCCCTGGACGTGCAGCCGCAGCGTGCCGCCCGTGCGCGCGATGCGTGCCGTGGCGTCCATGTCGGGCACGCGATAGCGCCCCTCCAGCTGCGGCGCGAGATCGGCCGCACTTGGAGCCGGCGCATTCATGTGTGCGAACCGATGCACCGAACCGCCCACGGTGAGCGTGATGAAGGCGGGTGCGACGTCGCCGTCTAGGCCCGTCGTTTTGATGCTGATCGGCGCCATCATGCTGTCCTCGCTCGCCAGCGACAGCCGGCCGAGTTCCGATCGCAATGGCATGGGCGGCGATCCCAGCCATGACAGCCCGAGCCGACCTTCCGCATCGCCGAAGCGGACCAGCACACCCGTGGCGGGCGAATAGTAGGGCTGGTCCATCAGCGCCGGACGCTCCGCCGAGGGCACATGCGCGGGCGGTGGGCCGAGATGCGCCGCCAACAAGGCATCGACAATCTTCCACGCCAGCGCGCGCGGTGACGTCTTGGCGCCGTTGGTCATGATCGAGATGTCCAGCGCATGCGCCGGCACCGTGAGCATCTGGCACGTGCCGCCGATCACCGTCCCGCCATGGCGGACCACCTCGACGCCCCGGTACGAATGCCGCATTAACCCAAGCCCGTAGGATGTGACCGCGCCATCGGCGAGCACTGTCGGCGCCGTCATCTGCGCCCAGCTCGCAGCACTTCCTACGCGCTTGTCGCTGCCGCGCAGATGCGCGATCCAGCGCAGCATGTCGTCGACCGTTGAGACGATCGCGCCCTCGCCGCCAATGTCTTCTACCGGGAAGATGCCACGCCGCCATTCGGCGTCGCTTCCTGCGGCGCCCGTGGGCAAGGCCTGGTACAGCGTGGCCATGCCGGGCTTGATGTCGAAATCGCTCGGCACCGACTCGGTGTCGTGCATGCCTAGCGGTTCGAAGATGCGCTCGGCGAGGAATCTTTCAAAGCGCTGCCCGCTGATGCGTTCGATCACGTGCGTCAGCAGGTGATAGCCACCATTGCAGTAGAGCATGCGGGTGCCTGGATCGAAGTTGAGTTCGCCTTGCCGCGTCAGCAACGCCAAGCCCGCGCCCTTGGGTTGAACAGCGTCGCCGCTGCTACTGCACGACAGAGCGATGTGGCAACGCCAGCCGCTCGTGTGGTTCATCAGCTGGCGCAGCGTGGGCGCGACCTTGGACAGCCGCGGCAGTTCCGGCAAATGCGCATGGATCGAATCGTCGATGGAAAGCTTGCCTTCCTCTGCCAGCAGCAACGCGGCCAAGCAGGCAAAGTGCTTGGACGTCGAGCCGATGCGCATGCGAGTGCGCGGCGTGTTGGCGATGCCGTGCTCGATGCTCAGCGTGCGGAGGTCGGCATGAACGCCCCTCGCAAGACCATGCCGACGCGCAGCATTTACGCGCCCGGCTTCAAGTACCGGGACTCGGCACACACGGACATCCGCGAGACCTTCAAGGCCGCGCGCCGCGTCCTCACGCGTGAAGCGCAGCGCAAGGCCGCAGAGCGCCAGCAGAGCCTCGAACTCGACAACGTGGTGACCATGCCGGCGCGAGGTGCCAAGTGATGGTGCTCGACGTTGCAGAGATCGGCGCCATGCCCGCCGCCAAGGTGTTGCTCGTGTCGCCACCGTGCGTTGGGCACAGCAAGTTTCCCGTGCCTGCGTTGGCCACGGCCTTCCGCGCCTGCGAACTGTGCTCGCACGTCACCGGTCGCACTGGTGGCCTGCTGTGCGATAGCCCGGCAGCGCGCCTCTCGGGTGGCCCCGAAGCCCTTGACGTTGCGCGCTCCGCGCAAGGCAGCTGCGGCCCCAACGCGCGGCATCTCGACATGCCGGCCTGGCGCTGACCTGGCGAAGCCGACATGGCCCACGCGATCGAGCCCACCGACCAACTGCTGCGCGAAGCCTGCGCACGCATGGCGGCGCGCTTTCGGTGGGCCGAGGACTTCGAGACCGTGATGCGTGACAGCGTGCGCAGCCGCATGGTGCGCCTCGCGGCCCAGCATCCGAGCGCCGCCGGCGCGTTGCCCGTGCGTGCACAGCGCGCTGCGGCCTGCCGGCCCTTCCCACCGCCCACGGGCGGCCTTCCCTTCTTCGATTGCAAGCGCGCCGCATCAGGCGAGCGCGACGACGACTGATCCACCCCAAAAAGAAGACCCAGCATGAATCGTGTCTACATTGAATCGCCGCGCCGCTGCGGCAAGGCCACGCAGCACGGCGTCACCGTGATCGCTTTCACCGGCAAGACGGGCGCCGGCAAGGACAGCGCCGCTGCCGTGCTGCTCAACCACTGCCAGTTCGAGACCATCGCGTTCGGCGATGCACTGCGGCGCGAGATCGCGTCTGCCTGGCGCATCGACGAGCGGATGCTCAACCACCGGCCGACGAAGGAATGGTCGATTCCCGCGCTTGCCGTGGGCATGTGCAGCGAGCCGGCTTTCATCAGCTGGTGTTTCGACGCAGGGGAGAGCCTGCACGAGCCGCGCAGCCCGCGCTGGGCAATGCAGCACTGGGCGGACTTCCAGCGGCGCTATCGCCCGACCTACTACGCCGACATCGTCTGCCGCTGGATCAGCCGGCAGGCCTCTGTGGGCTTCCGTCGCTTCGCGATCACCGACCTACGAGATCCCGTCGAACTTGCGGCATTGCACTCCCTCGGGGTCCGCGTCAGCCTGGTCTGCGTGTACAGCCCGAACGCCACCACCCTTGGCACGGATACGGCACATCACAGCAGCGAGCGACACCAGATCGCAGCTGACTTCGAGCTGCAGAACGACGGAAGCCTCGAAGCGCTGCGAGACAGTGTTTTATCGCTGGCGCGGACGCTCAAAATCACAATAGACCGGGCATGAGCGCGCCCGGCCTTTTTTCGGGGTGCGACTCGTTGTATCCCTACACCCCTCCTACGCCAAACACTGAGGCCGCTTACTTTTTTGTTGGCGGTGGCGGGGGCGGTGGTGGCGGCTTAACGAAGCACTCTTTGGGCGCATTCGGCTCTTTGCACTCTGGCGGTGCTGCCGTTGCAACGGCAGATGTGAACACGATGGCAAGCACCGCAAAAACAACTCGAGCAGTTCTCATATGGTTCTCTCCTCTTTGGGAGTCGGATGCTGACATATGGGGCTGTGCTCGTCGAGAGGGGGAAACCAAACCCCACCCCTACTACTTTCGCGCAGCCCAGTTTTCCCGCGTGACTCACCGCCAGCGCTGGTTAGCCTGCAAATGCTCGCAGACGAATCGCTTTTGCTTGCCGCTGCCTTCGGCGGTAGCGAGTAATTCCCAAACTTTGCGAAGGAGGCAACCCTATGCCGACCGCTGATCCAACAAGTGCAATCCTGACGCGCAAAGAATTGCATCAGCTCACTGGCTACAGGCGAGCCGCCGAACAGTTGGCCGAGCTTCAGCGGCAAGGGTTCTATCGCACACGTCGGTCACGCGTTGATGGCAGCGTAATCCTCGAGCGGCCGCACTACGATGCCGTCTGTGCTGGTGCCAGCAAGCCGGCAAATGAGCCCAAACTTCGACCTGTCACAAGGAAGAGAGCATGAAGCGCGACCTACCGCCGAGGGTCTACGAGAAGAGCGGCAGCTACTACCACGTGGCGGCGGACGGCAAGTCGCGGACATGGACGAAGTTATGCCGGGTCAGAGATGGGCGCTCGGCCATGTACATGGCACTGGCCAAAATCGAGACCGACAAATCTCTCGACGACATGATCCCGAAGCTGTGCGCTGCCTGGATGACGGAAATCGGCAGCAAGCACACCGCGAAAACCCAGGCCGACGACCGAACGCACAACAAGGCGATTTCGGAAGCCTTCGCGGAATTCCGGGCCCGTGAGGTCACGCCGCCCATCGTGATCGACTTCCTGGATACCTGGGATCTGCAGCCACGCAGCTACAACGCCTACCGAGCTGCCCTGCGCGAGCGCCTGCGATTCGCCGAGGTAAAGGGCTTCCGTCCGGCCGGAAGCAATCCTGTAGACCCAGTCAAGACGAAGAAGGTGAAGGCGCGCACCCGATACATCACGGACAGCGAGCTGCGGCGCATCAAGGTGGCGGCCTGCTACGGCGACGACGGCAAGCGCACGCGGTCTGGGCACACCATCTGCAGCCTGATCGACATGGCTTACCTGACCGGCCAGCGCATCAGCGACCTGCTGACGCTGGAGTGGTCGCAGATCCGCAAGGAAGGGATCCTCTTCGAGCCTGCCAAGACCGAGGACTCGACGGCGGTGCGCATCCTGATCGAATGGACCCCGAAGTTGAAGGCGGTCATCGAGCGTCTGAAGCACCCGCCGCCGGTACCGGGCCAGAAGGGAAAGCCGGGCAAGGCTAAGCCCGTCAGCATGCGGTATGTGTTCTCCACGCTGAAGGGCGAGCCGTACACCTACGACGGCGCGTCGACGGCCTGGACGCGAGCACGGGAGCGGGCCGAAGTCAAGAACGCCCACTTCCATGATCTGCGCGCCAAGGCGCTCACCGACATCGATGGCGTGACCGACCGCGGCATTGGCCAGGCACAGACGATGGGCGGCCACAGCACGCAAACCCAGACCGCCGACTACGTGCGCCACAAGCGCGCAAAAAAGACCAGTGCAACACGCTGAAATCCTTCTAACGGCGTTTTTCGCTCAGAGGGAAAAGGGGCATCCGAAGGTGATGCGTCCGTTAGAAGATTTCGCGCTAAGCTGTTGATTCTTATGGAAACTCGGTCTGTTTTGGGACCAGAGGGTCGAAGGTTCGAATCCTTTCGCCCCGACCAAAAAATGTGAATGCCTGCAATGACCTATGTTGTTGCAGGCATTTTGCATTTCTGGGCCTGCTTCACTGGGTTGCGATTCTTCAGCGCAGACGGCAGACGGCCTTGGATCGTATGAAGACATGCGGGATCTTGATGGGCCAAGGTGACCGCGCGATGGATCACTCAATTTCGCTTGCGCCCGGAGGGGATTGAAGGTCGAGCTACGGGCCGCGCCAGTGTTCGATTCCCGACGTTGGCGTGCGAAATGTTCCCCCGTCCGTTCCCCCGCTTTGAAGGTACTAACCCGTCGCGCCATGCCAATCGCCCGCCCCCGCGTCTATCTCGCCGGCCCTGACGTGTTCCGGCCCGACGCCGTGCAGCACTTCGCGGCTCTTGTGCGCGCATGCAATGCGCTCGGCATGGAAGCGCTCGTCCCGTCCGATGATGGCGCGGCCGCTGCAGGCCTCAACGGACTGGCGCTGGCCCGCGCGATCTACAACGTAAACATGGGCCTGCTGAGTGAGGCGGACGGCGTCATCGCCAACGTAGCGCCTTTCCGCGGCGCGGAGCCCGACTCCGGGACCGTGTTCGAGGTGGGCGTTGCCGTGGCGCTGGGCCTGCCAGTGGTGGCCTACGGCGTGCCGCCGAGCAGCTACGCCAGCCGCGTCCAGTCAGTGCGCGACACGCAAGGTGTGCTGCGGGACGCCAGCGGGGCCGCAATCGAAGATTTCGGCCTGTCGATGAACCTCATGCTGTCCTGCTCAACGCACACTGCACCAACCGCAACCGAGGCGATCAAGGTGATGGCGACGTTGCTGCGGTAACGGCCGGCTCTACCGCGTCGGCGTACCGTTCGCAGATGGTGCCGGAGGCGGCACTCAGGCCGGCCATTGGAATAATTTATACCCATTTTCAGGGATGCCTTGACAACCATTCTAAGTAAACTCTTGCGCTACAAAAAGTGACAAGAGAGTTGCAAAGATGGCAAAACAACATCGGGGACTTCGTCTTCAGAGGATCGGCGGCGTACTGGCAACGCTCCTTATTACGGCGTGCGGCGGTGGAGGAGGAAGTGGTGGTGGGATCACTTTTCCCTTGGTGCCAGCTCCCACCTCCGCTCCGGCTCCTGCACCCGCCGCGCCCACCCCACCGGTGGTCTCGCCCCCAGTAGCCCCGCCCGCACCAACGCCGACGACGCTTTCATCCAGCGTCTCGAAGATTGCGCTGTCAGTGAATGCGCGAGGAGTGAATGCAGCCCTCACGGGGACACCGCGCACCATCACGATCACGAATTCAGGAACGTATGAAGCAAAGGCTGTCACCTATACGGTCTCGCCGGCTTTGCCTTCCGGCACGACGATCACTCCTTCGGCTTGCGGCCCGATCACTTCTGGCGGCACCTGCGTCTTGACGGTCACACCCGGAGCGACGCCCAGCGCAGCGCCGACCGACATCGCCCCGGTTCCTATCGTTCTGAGCATTCAGGGCGAGAACACTGACCCGATTGCCACAGCGGTCTCCATCTTGGCCTACGGCAGCGTGTATCAGGGCGGGTACGTGTATTCGCTGGACGACAGCACGGGCACGACGACTAGTGCGGGCGGAAAAGTATTGGCCCTGTCGCTCGCGTCGGCCGGAGAAATCTGGGGCCCGGATGGTGCCCTCTTGGTAGAGAATTTCATCGACGGACGGGCGGCGACGCAGGCCATCGTTGCTCAATTTCCAGGTCAAGCCTCAGCAGCGAAAACCTGCATGGACAGCACCTTGGGCGGCTACGCAGACTGGTACTTGCCTGTCATCCGCGAACTCACCGGCGGCGCCCAGACTATTTTTAGTAACCTGTTTGTACCGTATCCTGGCACCGTCAGCTCCGGCTCCAGCTGGCTGGCTGACTCAAGGCATTTTTCAAACCCGGTCAGCGTGAATACGGCCACCAGTTACGACCCCACGCATTCGGTCATCTTCCTTATGTCAGCGCGCAGCTTGATCTATTCAACGCGTTGCATGCGCGACCTCACGTAGGCGAAGGTTGCCGGCTGCGCGCAAGCAGACGGCGGCGGCCATAGCACGGAGGGAAACTCGCGAACTTGCGCGAGTTCATGCCCGCGCCCCAAACGACAAAATCCCCCGCCCGGCCGAAGCCAGAGCGGGGGATGCCAGCTCAAAATTGAGCCGGAAATAGAGCCCCTATCGTTCAGGGCTCGGTGGCGACGGCGTACCGCTCACAGGCTGTGCCAGCGATGCTGGCAGCGTCAGCGAACTTTGCCAAGACTCCCGCTCGCGCGTCAGCCCGGCCGTGCAGGGGCTGCACTACGCGAGGCAACCCTCATTGCGCCCATGCGGCTCATCCCAAAGAATGCGGTCAATCGGCGATTCACAAAAGAGGGGGTGAGGAAATGGAATGGTTGACGATCCTGATGCTCGAGAAGCCCAAGACGGTCATCGGGTGGGGCAAAGCACTCTTCACTGCTGGAGGGCTTGCCACGATAGTGGGGATCTGGGGGGTGCTCGCCCTCCGGGCAATTGCGGTGCCGGCCAAGCTGGGAATCACCGACGCTGTCACTCGCAGTCTGGCCGACGCCTACCCTGCGTTGCCCACCTGGTGGATTCCTGAAAGCGCGGCCGGCTTCGCCATGAGCATCGGCATTGCTGCTGTGGGCGTGTGGCTGGTCATGGCCACCAAACACCTCAATCGCACCTTCCGCTAATGAGCCGCCCCGACCGGGCACTGAGCCGCACGAGATGGCCACAGCTGCTTCTGGCCGCGGCAGCACTGATCGGGAGCGGAGTCTCTGCAGCCAACTATCCTTGCTCCGGAGGAAAAGGCGGGGTCGCCCGGTGCAACGGCACGCTGTTCATCTGCAATGACGGATCGATCAGCGGCTCGAAGAAGAACTGCTCGGCCGAGTTGGGCGCACCGGCGCTCAACTTCGTCGCACCTCAACGCACGGCGGCCGGGAACGACTGTTCATGCCGCTCGAACAACATCTGCACGGGCCCGCGGGGTGGACAGTACTGTCTCAGCGATACCGGTGCGAAGAGCTACGTGCGTCGCTGATAGAGCCGCAACGGCTCGGAGCTGACTGCCAGAGCAATACGATTGATCGCGCGGAGGATCCACCCTATGAAGTTGCTGCGTCTACCCGAAGTGTCCGAGCGCGTTCGCCTCGGCAAATCCACCATCTACGAGAAGGTCAAGACGGGTGACTTCCCGGCGCCGCTCAAGCAGTGCAACGGCAATTTCTGGCTCGACACGGAAATCGATTCGTACATCGAAAAGCTGATCGCAGCACGTGAGGAACGGCGTGCACGTGCAGCAGGCAACGCCGGGCGCAGCGTGTAACGCTCTCGTGTAACGCGCGAGGCTCAGCATTACACGGTCCTCATTGGGAAAGCAGCCGTGTAACGCGACCGTGTAACGCTGTTCTTTTTCTCAAACGGTCCCGAGAAACGGGCGCGCGCAATGCCCGCGTCGCCCAGTTTGCGCAGAAGGACCCGCTCCGGGCCCGGCCGGTCTACCTGCGGCGCCCGCCCACGTAGTGGCTGCCCTTGCCGCTACTGCTGCGTCCACCGACGCGCCGGCTGCCCGACCGATTGGCCGCCTCGAAGATCGGCGCCGACGAAGCGCCAGTGGGGCTAAATCCCAGGCTGCCCGGCATGGCCAGGGAGCCTGCGTTGGAGCTGCCGGCGGCGGCCGCGAGCAGGATGGCGAGCAATGTTGTCTTCATGATTTTGGTCTCCTCGTGCCGAGCAGGATCGGGCGCCCGGCTCCCCCGTACTTGATGGACGGCTTGGCACGATGCTCTCACGCTGCGCATGCGCTGGCGAGCCCGTCAGGGTCCCGCATTCATGGGAAGCGCGCTGACCAATGCCAACTTCGCGCACGAGACGCTGATTCATGGGAGGGCCGCAGCGTGATCACAGGCCGCCACATAGCCGGCGTAGGGCCGCTAGAGCCGCAGCATTTCTTCCTTCCGTTGCTCATACAACACCGGATCGAGCTGTTGAATCTTTTCGGCCAAGCTCACCTGGAATCCACTGCAAATCTTCCTCAGCTCTTCCAAACGGCCGCGGTTCGCAAGGTAGAAGCCGTCGCCCTGCTGTGGATCGGTGGCGTACATCACAACCAAGTCGTCAGCTGCACGGCGAAGGCAAAGGTAGGTATCCAGCTGCCCGTGCAAAGTTACCTCGGAGAAAGGCAATTTCTCCAGCGTTCCGACAAGCAGGCGGAACTCGCCTGCGATGTCTCGATACACAACACGATTGGTCGCGTTGTCCAGCTGGTAGTTCGCAAAGATGTTGGTTCGCTTCAACTGCGCCGCGACGTACTGCAACATCAAAACAACATCGGTCTTCGCACGGCGGGCCTGCTTTGCGTCTGCCGTTTCCGCGCGCTTGGCCTCAAGCCTCTGCTGCCACTGAACCAGACCGACGCTCGCCAGTATCGCGAACACCGAGAAAACCGCCTGGACCCATGCCGCCCAATCACCAGGCGACACAGGGCGATGCCTCATAAAGATCACTCGCAGAGCGAAAAACACTCCTGCCACCACCAACGCGACCAGCGCCCAACCGGCTGCTCTACGCATCTCTACCTCCGTCATTCAATGGCAGGAGTATCGCTGGCCTCAATCCTCCAGGTCGAACTGCCCCTGCAGCGTGCGGATGATCCGCGCGATGTCGGTGCGGTGCGTGCCGCGGTCAGTGCGCACCGGAACCGTCCAGCTGGGCCCGTCGTCACCGCTGAGACCAGTTCCAACGACGCCGGCGCAGTGCACGTCGGTCATCTGGCCGCGCAGATCGGGAATGGCTTCGATGCGCTCTATCAGAAGGGGCCTGCAGCTGCTCGGCGGTGCGGGTGGGCTTGGGCATCTAGCGAGCAAAGGGCCTGGGCTAACAACCCGTGGGCCTTTTTCAAATTGTCGTGCGCGGTCTTCAAATTGAACTCCGAGCCCAGCAAGTTGCGCAGCTGTTCGGTCTGCGAGCCTTCGTACGGCGTAACGAGGACGTCGAGCACGTGGCCCACACGCTTTTGGGCGCTGAGCCCGGTCGCAATCGTCTCGGCGATCTCAGGGAATGCCAGCACCAATCTCAACAATTGATCCTCGCTTGGAAGGTTGAGCCGAGCAAATACCGAGTGAAAGAACTTGGCCACTGTAGCCGCGTCATGCTCGGTCACGGTGCTGAGCGTCTCCAACATGCTTTGACATGTGAATGCTGCGACGTCAAGCATTGGCTGCACGGAAACCGCAACGACGCGAGCGGCAGCCAAATTGCGAACGTGCGATGCGGTGCGCTCTTCGCTGCGCTGCCACGACGCAATTGCGATAGCGGCACCTATCGCTGCAACCGAACCGACTGCCTGAACCCAAGCGGGCACGTCCAAGCGCCCCAGCACTACAGCACAAGTCACGAAAAACCAGCGTATTGCTGGCACGCCGGGAAAGATCGCAAGCGCGTGCACAAGCAGCAGGCAGGTCAGCACTGCGAGGCACAGCAGCGTGCCCCAGCTCAGAAATTTCTCTTTCATTTCTCACTCCATCCTGGGAGCGGATTGTGAACCTCCTCGACACCTTTCCCGGCCGCGCGTGCCACGTTATCTGGCCACTGGGCCTGCGGACACCAGTGCGGACATTGCACCTGCTGCGGACATTCCTTGTATGTCCGCATCGGTGTCCGCAGCCTTCTTCGCACGCGGTGTTGGCGCCGACCGGAAACTGAGCCAGTGGCTCAGTTCTACTTCGGCGCGGACACGGTACTTCCAGAACCAGCGCCTGGAGCCGCTGGGCTCGATCTGCAGGTAGAGGCCGCCCGAGTCGGCGAGGCGCAGCCGCAGCTTGTCAGCTGGGCAAATGGTCTTCCTGCAGGCAGTGTCGGTGAGCAT